TTATGTTGAAGCTGATGTTTACGATACTGGTGGTGAATGGGATGATACAAATGATGACGGAACTCTTACTAAAGCTGGTTCAGAAGCATTTCATATGTATGGAATTAAAAACCAAACATTAGGAGTACATACTTTTGGAGATAAGAATTCTTCAGGTAGTGACTACAATGCTTGGAGTGCTTTTGCAGTTGCTACGCCAATTCATACTTCGTCCCACTACCAAGCCTTTGAAACCCCATTTCTTCATGAGTTAGTTGGGGGTGACAGAAATGTGGAACAAACCAATTTGATTTGTACTCCAGACGGCAAGACATGGGATGAGGTAACTAGGGATACGAGTTATATAGGGTCTGCTTGTGTAAGTGCTGGAGGTGGGCCAGATAATGATAGTTCTTCAGGTGCAATTGTACTAACTGAATATAGAGGGGCACTTAATCCTAGTTCAGCGGTTAAAGATTTATTTAATAAAAACTGGGCCATTGCGTATGATCGTTTTATATGTTTAAAAACTGGATATTATTTGATTCATTATACTATTAAACATACTAATAATTCTTCTGAAACATACATATACAGAAATTCTGGAACAATAGCAGCTCATCCTACTATAAATGGGGCAGTAAATATGGCAGGGGCGCATTATTTTTCTAGGGGAGATGTTTTGAGATTAGAAGGTGTGTGGGATGACAATGACTTTTACAATTATTTTCAAATAACAGAATTAAAATAATGTTTATAGCAGTAAAAAACTCAAAAGTAATAGCTATTCATGGAACAGAATGGCAGTGCAGAAGAAAGGCTAAAGGTCTATCAAAACCTGCTTATTGGACTTGGCTTGAATCGGTTACTACTGAAGGTGTACCAGATTATTCTGGTGAAGACTACGAGATTGTAGAAACAGATGCACCTTTGTCTTATTCATTCAATGATTCTGGTCACATACACCAAGACGGAACTTTCTCTCTCAAATGGGATGGAACAAAAATAGTCAAAGACGATACCGCTAAGGCTGAATGGGAACTGGCAGAAGAATGGAAAAGAATCAGAATACAAAGAAACAGACTCCTTGCAGAAACCGATTGGACTCAGGGTGGTGACTCTCCATTGACAACTCAAAAGAAATCAGATTGGGCGAAATACAGGACTTCTCTAAGAACATTACCAGAGGATCAGAGTAGTAAAACAAAATACTCAGACAT